GCCTGCATAATTTCTGCTTCAACGTCCACGCCATGCATTGCTTCTGCATCTTGTGCCGCTTCAAATGTCCATCTAGCACTTAAACGTCTTGTTTTTGCTTCAACAGTTTCTTTTAAGATTTGGATTGACATTTTGTTACCTGCTGTTCCTTCAGCCGCCGCTGTAGCGTCTGGAGAACCTGCGTAACTACCTGCAAGTTTAAAAGGACTTAAAGCCTCGTCACCTGCTGTTGCTCCACCACCAGTTTCAGCATATCTGACTCTTAGTGTGTGGATTTGTCCTACTGGACCAGTCATAGGCTGAACGCCTACTAGTTCGTTAGCAATAACTGAAGGCATAACCCTTCTAATTAATGGTAACATAACTTTGTTTAATGTTGCTACTGAACCTGCACCTGTGGCACCTGCTGTTGCGGCCTCTGACAAATGTCTCTTTGTATTTTCGAGGACCACATCTAATGAAGATTTTCTGTTTCCAGATAAGCCTTCAAGCAAAGCGTCTTTAGTTGCGGACCAGTTGCTTTCAAATAATTCTGCCATTTCTAACTCCTGTTATTATTTTGAAAGTCCGGCTAATTTACGGATCATATCAATTTCTACGATATCATTCGCACTTTTGTCATCGGCTTCTGTTATTACAGCCGCCTTATTACCAGTGTGTTCACTAGTAACTGATTCTGACAACGTCTTCTTCACTCTTGGTGTTTCGCCATCTAAAACAGATGGAAGATACTTATTGAATTGCTTCTCTAAGTTCTCTGTCTTAACACTTTCAAGTAAGTCTGACATAATTTCTTTCTTCTCTTTGCCAAGTGGAGCCAAAAGTTCGTTTAATGTTTCTTTACGATTCATTTGATCTTCTGCTACTCTTAACTTAGACTCAGTTAAAGCAACTGCTTCTTCTTTATCAGCAATAATTTGCTGTGCTTCGTTAAGTTTAGTTTCCATCTCAGCGATTGTTTTTTCTACTTTCTTGATTTCTTTTGCTTCATTCAGATAACTTACGTTATATTCATTTGCAAATGCTTCAAAAATTCTTCGACCGAAGTCATTTTCACGTGCCTTAGTAATGTCATCACGGAAAGATTTAACTTCATTAGTAATTACGTTATTGACAACGTTTTCAACTTTGTCTGCCGCTTTCTTAATGAAATCTTGTTTGGCTTCTGCTAATTGCTTCTTGCCTTCTCTTACCATTTTAACTTTTTGCTCCACTAAGCCTTTTTTGTCTTCGTGGAATTCAGACAGTTCACTAGCAAGTTGCTCTGCTACAAAATTATCTAATTTTGCTACATGCTCACTTGTTTTTGTTCTATCTGCTCTAAGTTCTTTAACTTCCTTTGCAACCATTTCAGTTACAAATTTGTCTAAAACTTTGGCATGTTCACTAATGGCTTTCGTGTATTTTACTCGATCGTTTGCAAGGGCTGTTTTTTCCTCTGCAATTTCCGCCACTTCTGCTGTTACTTTTTCTGAGATGAATTTGTCCATTGCTTCAACGATTTGACCTTTGTCATGCTCGTATCTTTGTGCAAACTCTTCTCTAAGTTCCGCAGTAAGTTCTTCTCTTGCTTCAGAAATTTTACCTTCCCATGCTTCTTGAAGAGCAGATTTTACTTCTTCAGTAAGTTCCGCATTTTCAAGTAGGTCTTTAAAATTCACTGCCATCGTAGTCTCCTACTTTATTTTTAATTCATTGATGAAACCAGTGATTGCTTTCATCAAATACTTTTCTGCACTTTTATCGTGTGTTAATGCTCCAGCGGTATCAAATAATGATGCTCCGCCTCGCATGTTAAATAAACTTTCATAGATTGTCTTTGGGTAGGCATCTGGTGCACTTGGTTGTGCCACAATGTCCACTGTTACTATGTCGAAGTCGGAAACTTTACCACTTTCGTTAACGTTTCCTGAACCTCTACTACTTACACCAAGTTTAGCACCTGCTTTTAACAATGCTCTTGCAATGTTACCCATTGGTGTTTCTATGATTTTTAATTTTCCTAATCCGTTTGAATCATCACAATGCATATCTGTTATTATGTGACTTACACGGTCTAGGTTAATTTGTAATTCTTCTGGGTGATCTAACTCTCCCATTACAGTTTCACCACTAGATAAACGAGATTTTACACTTTCTACTGCTTTTCTTATTTCATCTTTGGGATATACTCTACCATTTTGGTTTTTTACATCACCTTGAATGAATAATCCTTGCATGAACAGGTCTTTACCGTCATTAGATTCAGTAATCTGAACCTTAGACTGCTCAGGACTCATGTATTCGTATAGTTTTCTCGCCATCAGTTACTCCTAATTAAAAAGACTTACGCCTTTTTAGGTTCAACGTTTATGTTATCTGTTGGTGTGTTATCTGCTGGTTTGTTGTCGCCCATACTACCTTCGCCGCCATCTTTATTTTCGATGCCTGCTTTTTGACCGTCAACTACAAATGTTTTCTTAGGTGCATTTGTAAGTGAAGATTCTTTGTTGTCTGGGTTTTCGTTTTTAGCAACTTCAGGTGCTTTATCTTGAAGTTTAGTTGCTTCTTCAACAACTTCATCTTCTTCAGCAACTTCTTCATCAAGATCATATTCAACTGACTCTAAATCGAGTTCGTCTTCCATGTCCATTTCTGCGTCCATTTCTGCTTCTTCACCGTCTTCGACTTCTTCGTCGTCTGCTAACAATTTTTCGAATTCTGCTTTAAGTTCGTCAAGCTCGTCTTCTAGGTCGTCAACTTTGTCCTCTAGGTCTCCGTTTTCTTCCTCTTCTTCGCTTTCTTCTTCTTCGCCGACTTCGTCTGCTTCGATTTCTTCTTCATCAGCAAGAATATCATCTTCAAAATCGTTTGATTGATCAATTACTTCATCAACTTCGAACTCTTCTTCGACTGCTTCTTCTGATTCTTCAACAGCCTCTTCTTCAGATTCTTCAGCCTCTTCAACTGCTTCTTCTTCTGATTCTTCTGCTTCTTCAATTTCTTCAACTGCTTCTTCTTCAGAAACGTCTTCATCTAGAACTTTTTCATATTCTGCTCTTGCTTTTGCAACAACATACTCATGAAGCATTTCTTCTGCTTTTTCGTTTTCTTCAGCAAGGAGAAGTTCAAGAATTTCTTCTAATTTACTTCTTGATTCTGACATTGTGGTCTCTCCATATAAAATTTAAAGTGATTGAACACTCAGCTCGGAAATATACCGAGCCATCTAATTACTTATAGTAAAGTTGTGTTTTTATGTATAAAAAGGTGTTTTTTGAGTGTTTTTGATGTTTTTTAGTTGTTTCTCTAAAGTATTTATCTAAAATGCATTATTATTGTCAACTGGAGTAGCATACATTACCTTCTGAAATTTTGCATGTTCTAACTCTTCTGCACGTTGTACTTCGCGAACTTTTCTGAGTTTGCCAAGAGTTTCAAGAGTCATTTTGCTCTTTCTTGTATCATCTTGATGTTGTTTTTGAAACTCATCAAATTCAGGATTGTAAAATTCGTTTAATCTCATATTAAAGTTCTGGTGTATTCCCACCAGGTATTTGGTTTGGATTTGTATCAGTAGTATTTATGCCTAGATCGTCTGTATTATCCATTGCTTGATCAGGTAAATCACCAAAGTCTAAATCTGCTCCAGGTGTTACCGATGCATCAGGCTCTGGTCTTATACCAAGATTTCTGAGATCTGCTTGTTTTTCACCATCAACAAATTTTTCATAACCGTTTTCTTTACGCCATAATTCTTCGTTGTCTTTAAATTCGTCTTCTGTAAGACCTAGATATTTCTTCAATTTAAATTGATTACTTAAGAACGGTGTAGCCGCCAATGTATTAAACAAGTTAGCTCTTTCCTGATCAATTTGTAGGTCTCTATATGAACTAAAGTTCATTGGTTTATTAAATGTAATAAAGAAATCTGAATTATCTAATTCTATACCTCTGTGTTTGAGGAACATTTTGAATTCTGTATCTAAATCTTCTTGTATTTGTTTTTGTAATCTTTCACAGTATCTAGCAAATCTGTATTCCTGAATGTAAGCAATACCCACTTTACCGTCGTTATAAACACTACTTCCATCTTCTGGTCCAGTAGGCAAGTAACTGCTTGGTACTCTTAAACCTCTTAAAAGTTTATTATTAAAATATCTTAAATCGTCTATTTGTCCTAAGTTTTCACCGCCTGGTAGTGTGTCTACTTTACTACCTCTACCATCTGCCGTTTGTGCAAAGAAGTAATCTTCTAACATACTCATTGGATTGTAGGCCGCATCTGCAACACTACTGCCATCTGACTTTTTATTAGGAACACGTTTTTGCTGTACTTCGTATTTTACTTGTTCCAAATACTGTCTTGCTTTATGTGGTGGCATGTTACCCACATCAATAAAGAACACACGTCTTTCAGGTGCTCTGTGAACCCTGTATATAATAATACTGTCTTCTAATAATTCTTTTTGTTTGAATACTTTAAATATTGGTTCTAAAATACTTACACCAAAAGGCCATGCATGGTCCATTGCTTCAGTTAAACTTATATGAACAACATGTTTTGCATCTACAGGAACACCCTGGTCTACACCGTCTATTGCACCAGTTAAATAGTTACCAGTTTGCGGTCCTTGAAGTCCACCGCCCATCATTCCGGCACCGGAGCCATATGGCCTTGCATGTAATCCGGACACATCTGTAGCAACCATATCTGCAAAGTTAGGTTCTAAATTTTTAATGAAATATGTTTCTATCTTTTTGCCTTCACTTTCATTAACAATAACTTTCTCTACATTAGCAGGGTCTATCCAAAATAATTTATAAGTCTCTGGGTCTCTAATAAAGAATTGATCACCGTATTTTATAGTGCTACGGAACACTCTAAATGCTCTTTTATGCATCTCATTGAGCCTGCACCATTGAGTTAGGGTCTTAGTAATTATCTTTTGTTCTGTGTCAGAAGGGTCTCTATTATAGTTTATTTCAAAAGGAAGTCCACTATATTCATCTTCTTGAGTACCAAATTCTGCTATTGTGTCCAATGCTGAATTGATTTCTAAGTCATTGTCCATTTGATCATATTGCATATATCTCATCAAACGGTTAGGAGAACCGGCATAAACTTCCGGCAACCAACTAGCATATCTGCTTGTTGCCGCTCCTGGGCCTCCTTCAGGGGTATTACCTGTTACATTTAATGGTAAACCACTGTTATCGACACTAGAAAAGTATTTTCTCCAACTCATAAATATAATCCTTTTAGTTATATTACACTATTTATCGTATTGTGTCAAGAGTGATTTTAATATTTGACAGGAAACTGGAAATTAATCGTTAAAGTCTTTGTTTAGTAAATCTGCAAGATGTTTAGTTTGTTTTTTAGATTCACTAAGCATAAGTTGTAAAACCGATGTTTGTTGATCGGACAGGTTGTTTACTTTGTCTACTAGTTCTTTTTCCTCAGGTGTATAATTCTTAGGATCTATGCCACTGTTTTGAATATTAGTTGCAGTATCAATTTCCCTTTGTGTCGCCGTAACAACATCTATTGGAGCAGTATTATTACGTTGTGTTGCATTCAACCTATTAGTTGTATTCATCACAGGATTAACCAATCTAACAATAGTTGGGTCTGTAATATGTATTGTCATAGATTTTGCAGTAACATTCATCACTGCTTCTCTTAAGGCAACATTGCTGTCTAGTGCTGTATTAGATTCAACCTCTTTTCCTTGAGCTCTTTCTGCAATTTCTTTGGAACTGCTACCTAATAATCCAAAGGTTAAACCATTTAATAAACTGGAACCTGCATTTGCCATTTTGCCAGTAAATGAAGCATTCTGATCTGCACCAAAACCTTGAAAGGCATCATACAGTCCCAATGCCGCAGTTACAGGTAGTAGGAATTTACCAGCAACTCTAGTAGCACCTTTTAGTACTCCTTTAGTTGTTGTTTTGTTTGCTTTGGGCTTGTTGTTAGGTTTACCATCTTTATTTAAAAGTTTATTAGCGGCGGTGCCTGTTGCGGCCGCACCTGCGGCTGATGTTCCTGCCGTCGTTGCAGTTGTTAATGTAGTAGTTAAACCCAATCCAGCCGCCGCTTTTGTAAATAAAGAGGTCATTCCTGCAATAAGTACACTTGTTACGGCTGTAGCCAAACTTTTTAGTGCAAACAAGGTCAAAAAGCCTCCAACTATTGCACCAACTACATCCATATTTGTAATTGCTATTTTAAAGCCTTCCATTATAACAACACCTGCTAATTTTAGTGCCGCTACTAGGCCTTCTGCTATCATGTTGACAAAGCCTTGATATATTTGCAAGTTGCCTTGTTTGTCCACAAACCCATTTAAAATATTTTCAAATAATTGTGCACCTTCTTCAAGCAGATATCCTATGCCGTCTGAAATCTTTGCTATTGCGGCATCCATACCGCCCATTCTTGAAATCACATTATTAAATATTGTGCCAAATCTTCTACCTGCATTTGTAAGCATTTCTGCAAATTCTTCGTTCTGTATTGCGGAATCAAGTAATTTACTAAATCCATTTAATCCTTGACTTGCACCTATCACCAATGCATTTTGGAAACCTGACAAGGCTCCTTGTGCTTTACTTACAATGTTTTGGAATGTGATAAGACCGCTTTGTGTATCACTAAATGCAAGTGGCATATCTAATTGCTGTCTTAATTTGTCAACACTATTACCTGCATTAATAAATCCTTGTACCAAAACTTCTGAAGTTCCGGCAAGCTCGCCACCTAATCCTGAAATAATAGGTATTAGTTGATTGATTGTTGATGGGTCTACATTAGCAAATGCTTCTGTTATTCTTAATACTGCTTGGTTGGCATTTGACTGGTCTATACGCCCTGATCTTAATCCTTTCGCAACATCTTCAACCACTCTAGCAACGCCAGGAGCCAAAGGCACTAACTCATTTACAAAATCATCTATAGCACCAACACCAGTAGCAGATATTGTTAAAAGACCATTTGCAACCTGTTGTCCTGCTTCACCTAACGAACCAAACAACCCTGTTGCCAACATTTCTGCACCTGTAATAACACTTTGGCCGTTTTGCAAACTAGCCGCATAGGCTTTAAAGGCTGTATTTCCGTCTATAACATTCTGAGCATTTTTCTTTAATTCATCACTGTTAATACCTAGTAATGTAGAGAACATTCTGAGATTTCGATTTAATGCTAAAGAATCTCTAATTGCTTGTTCATTGTTGATCTGATCTCTTCTCAACATCATTGTTCTGAACATTAAGTCTTCTTGCAAGAATTCTGTTGCATCTTGAAGAGTTGAACCAAATGCTAATCCGCCGTCTGATAAGTCTAAGAAAGATTTTGTTGCACCAACTACACTACTTTGGCCTAATACCGCCATAGTCCTTGAATAATTACCCAGTACTTCAACAGCCTGACCTGTTGTCAAGCCCAGTTTGTTCATGGACAGGATATTCTCTTCTGCACTTATACTTGTTTGTGAGAGAGAATCACCAAAAGCACCACCAACATCGGTTAATGTTTTTAACCCTTCACCTAAATTTGTAAATCCTTTTACTAAGAATGTACTTGCAACTGCACCTGCTGTTATTAATACTGTTGTTAAAGTAGTTACAGCATTACCAACCTGTCTGAAGTCCCTTTCCATATTATCAAGAACATCAGCACTAACTCTTTCTCTGAGTGTTTTCTTTTTAGACTGATTTTCTTTAAAGAACTTTTCCATTGTTTTAACTAGGTTATCAGTTTCTTTTTTCTCATTGCCTGATTTTGTTTCTTTAACTAGTTTTTCTATGGATTCTTTTGTGTCAGAATTAAGTTTAGTTGACTTACTTAAAATATCTTCTATCTTTTTTAATGTTGATTCCAGGGCAAAATCAGGCACAGACACATCAACGTTATATGTGTTGCTTTCACTGTCTGTTATCGTACCCTTAAAATTTGCCATTACCGGTTTCTCTATTATATGCGTATTTAATGAAGATAAATACTACATGATAAATTATCACTATGTATATTTATCAACTTAATTAACAGGAGTTTTAATATGGCAGATAATACCAATCCACTAGCAGGACATTTTAGGTCGCCAAAGTTATATACACAATTACCCAGTAAAGGTAAATTTTATACCCCGGATGTAGTAGACATGTCGGAAACTGGAGAATTACCAGTATATCCCATGACTGCTAAGGATGAACTAATGCTAAAAAATCCAGATGCATTATTAAACGGTGAAGCAATTGCCACAGTAATTAGCAGTTGTATACCAACAATCAAATTACCAAGAAAACTTTTAAGTAATGACATAGATGCATTACTAATTGCTATTCAGGGTGCTACTTATGGTGATGATATGGAGGTATCCAGCACTTGTGATAAATGTGAAGAAGTTGTCACTGAAAACGTCAGTGTAGAGGGTGCTTTATCCACTATGAGTACATTAGATGATGCATATCAATTTAATACTGATACAGGTCTACTAGTAGAAATTAGACCTTTTAGTTATGAAACTACAGTAAAGGCCGGAGTAGCAAACTTTAGAAGTGAAAGAAGTTTACAATCAATTGCTACCATAGATGATGAAGTGGAAAGAATTCGTGCATTTAATAGTAATTTTATAGAACTTTCTCAATTAAATTTTGATATAATGGTGGATAGTGTGGCTTCTATCACAATTCCTGCCGTTGATAAAGACAGCGATGACATAATCGTTAATGACTCAAATAATATTCGCGAATTTTTAGAAAACTGTGAAAGTGCTGTTGGAAAACAGATAGAAGAATTTATCTCAGAGATTTCTAATATAGGTGTAAACAAAGAAGTACTCATGAGATGTACTGCATGTGGTACTGAAGAAGAACCATATGAGTTCCAAGCACAGGTAAACTTTAATCCCGTAAATTTTTTCACGGCTTCCTAGCTCAATCAGAGCCTGAGGAGGTAGTGGCATACCTTAGGAAGCTCAACGAAGAAACAGACGCCATAGAGAAAAACATAACTGAACTAGTTGTGTATAGTAATGGATCTGTCACCTGGTCTGAAGCATGGGAAATGTCATCAAAACAAAGAGCTTCATTAGTTAAAACTATAAATGATTATAATCAAGCAAAAGCAGGCAAATCTCCAACAGAACAACTTTAATCTTTAAACTCTATATAGGTCCTACGGACCTTTTCAAACTACATTCAATCACTTCGTAAACTTCGTTCTTTCATTTGTTTGAAAGAATTTTTTAAGTAGACCGTTATCATGTATGTTGAAGCCATAACTCACCTATACAGGTGAGAATGAAGTCATCATGTGATGCCGTCGCCATCTTAACCTCGGGTGCTACTAGGAACCAGTGAGCCTTCTGTCCCCATACACTACCGTCACGAATCTCACGGAAATCATATAACCTAGGTAAGTTTAGTTATATAACTTGTAAGTTGCTTTTTCTCAGAGCTTACATCCTTTTATACTGTCTGTCGTGTGTTTGTACTTTGCCGCTATACATCTCCAGTATCTCGCACCGGGTGTTGCCATTGCCGGATTGTCAAGGAGCCAGATTTAATTTGCCTCTGTTGGGGCCGGTGTATAGTCCTATGTTTGTGCCTTTGTATGCCTTAGTGAATTGTGTTTTAACTTTCGTTTTAACACACCTACTTATATGTCTTTGAGCTCTTCCTTGAGGATTTTTGAACCGCCCACTCTGACATTGATAATTCCATTATAATAATCGTCTGTGAGTAATACTTTTCTGTCAAATTGTTCCTTTGCTTCTAAATAACTTGCAATGCCTCGACTGGAACAAAAGTACAAAATTTCTCGTGTAAATTTATCTTCTCCCAATGATTCAACGTCTTCTTTGAGATGATCGTTACTACCCCAATAAGTTTGCCAATCGCTTTCTTTGGTGCCACGACGTTTGTTCTTTTTACCTTTTAAGGGAGGTTTGGTTGTTTTGAATTTGGCTAATTTTTTACCAACATACATTTTTCCATTTGTGTTATTCGTTATTAGATATACAAATGCCTCACAATCGTCTGGTAATGTTGTTACTGTTTTGTTTTTGTAAAGCCAATTAGCCATCAAGATACTCAGTGTCCGTGTTATATGCTGTAAAGCCGCCTTCTTTAACGACTGTTAAAACATTATTTACACGTCCGACTAGTTCTTCTTTGTGAGAAATGAGCATGATGTTTTTGCCTTGTTCCCTGTGCATCTTTTTAAGTATGCCAAGTGCATTTTCTACACCCATAGTATCCATACCTGAATCTATAAGTTCGTCAATACACATTAAATTCATAGGCCTATTTAAACTTTCATACATATCTCTGAATGCCCAACTTAATCCAAGTATAAGTCTATTACGTTCACCTCTGCTCAAATTATCAAAGTCTAAGTCCCTGCCATATTCTGTAATTTCTACACCTAAATCACTAGCAAATTTAACATCATGTGGAAGTCCTAGTTTATCCAAATAGTGTGCCAATCTGTGATTTAAGTATGCTATATTTTGATCTATTATTTTCTTTCTAATAAAACTATCTTTACTTGTTAATAACTTATATAAAAACTCTTGATGTTCCTGTAAATGAGTAAGTTCATTCATTGTTTCAAAACTTATTTCTTGTATACCAGTTGTTTTTAGTCCTTCTATTTGTTCTATGTACGGATTTACATCTAATGCCATTGTTTCTAAATTTGACTGCATCGTGACAAGATTATGTTTATGTTCTAATGCTTCTTCCAATGTATTATAATATACATCCGATGCTTCAGGAATATCACCTATTTCATCTATTGCTCCACATGTTTTTAATAGTTGTAATTCTAAATCATCATAGTATTCTTTTTCTGCTGTGATTTTTTCCTGTAATTCTTCGGTATATTCCTCATGTGTTTCTAAATGTGCTGTATCTTGCCCACATGCAGGACATACACCCTCTTTGGCTCTTGTTAAATTACTTTTAAGTTCTTCCAGTTTATTTTTACTGCGATCAGCACTATTAGTCAGTCTTTTCTGATCTGCTTCTAATGTAGTTTTTTGATTAATTTTTTCTTTTATAGTAGATAACAATTTATGATTTTCTAATTCGGCATCAATATCTATTCGTTCCATGCGAATAATTTTTTCGCCTAACTCTATTAATTTGTCATCCTTATTTTTTTCCCAGGCTCTACTGCGACTTTCTATCTCATTAATATTTTTTTCAATTCTTTTATTACTTTCTTCCACAGCATTTATTCTGATTTCTTCTTCTTTGATACTTTCACGAGTAACTTTTTGTCTTTCTTTAAGAACTTCTGCTTTTTTAGAAAGCTCAGTTATACCTAATAACTGTTCAATCATATCACGTTGGTCATTGGCTTTCATACTTAGGAAAGGTTCTGTGTATGTGTTGAGAGCAATTAAATGCTTAAACATATTATGAGGGAAACCAATTATCTTTTCAATTTCTTTTTGTGTTTCTCTACTATCACCTTGTTGTTCATTATCTAAAACATCCTCTCCGTCTATAAACAGTTTTAAAATATTAGGTCTTCTTCCTCTTTCTATTCTGTACTTTTTATCTTGAATCTCAAATTCAACAGTAGTAATCATTCCTTTACCGTTTGTTTTGTTTATAAGGTTATCACGTCTGATGTTTGTTAATGCTTCCCCATAAAGTGCATAACTTAATGCATTTATTATAGTAGTTTTACCAGTACCGTTTCTGCTACCGTCTCCACCCATGTCTAAGTTATGTCCTAATACAAGTGTAAGTTGGCAGTTGTCAAAATTAACTGCCTGTGTGTTGTTGCCAACACTCATAAAGTTTTTTGCTGAAACGTTTTTAATTTTTAGCATGTCTATCCTTTAATAACTCTTGCTTGGCTTCTTCGGCATCGCCCCATCCTTCAATAGTCACCCACTTGCCATCGTCTAGATCTTTGTAATACTTAAAGAAATGCTCAATTTGATTCTTAAGTGTTGTTTCTACATCATCAATGCATCTAATATGTCTGTACGCCTCTGATAAATTATCTGTAGGAACTGCTAATATTTTAGAGTCTTTTCCTGCTTCGTCTGTCATTAATAATACACCAACGGGCCTAACAGTAATAACACTATGAGGTATTAGTGGATGCGGTGTTATAACTAATACATCAGTAGGGTCACCGTCTTCTGCTAATGTATCTGGTACAAATCCATAGTTACAAGGATAAAACATAGGAGACGATAAAAATCTATCTACAAACATTGCACCAGACTCTTTATCTATCTCATACTTTACAGGAGATGAATTTGCTGGTATCTCAATGATAACATTTACTTCATCTGGTAAGTTACCTGCTGATATGTTTTTAATTTTTAGCATTCTTTGTCTTTTGACCTTTTAAAAATAATTTGTTTGCTTGACGTTGAAAACTTAGTTCTATTTGTTTGTCAAACCAACGTCTAAACCATTGTCTTAATTTGCCCATTATTATTGTATCTCGATCTCATTGTAAATATCAATTAGTTTTTGTTTGTCTACCGTGTTGCTTTCTATTGTTTCAAGTTGTTGTAAAACTATTTGATCAACACTTTCAAAACTTATATCACCGCCCTCAAATTCTTCTTCGTCTTTTACAGGAATAAGTTGTAATTCTCTAACCTTATATTGTTCTGCAAATTTTTCTCTGATAAAATTTGCTTCTTCATATGAAATACTAATATCTAATTTTACCCTTGCATAAGTGTATTCATCCAATAAATCTTGGTGGTTGTCCAATAGTTCTTTCAATGTAAATACTCTATACTTAGGACAATCTTCCCAATTTACATATTGAGGTTCTTCGCCCCATGTCAAAAACATTGCTCCTCTTTCTTCGTCCCCTACATCTGCATAATTATGTGGGAAAGCATTTCCTATATAATGTATATTATTTTTATATTGGCGTTTATGGAAATGGCCACTAAACACATATTCAGGACCACTCAGCATTTTGTCGTTTATACCTCCGTGGTCTGGCATCTCTACCATTGCATTCATTTTAAAGTAAGGTAATTCAAAATGTCCAAACATATATTTGACATCCATCTTTGCTACTTGTTTGTGTTCGTCCCCTACAAGCCAAGGTATAATAGCAACGTCATCTTGGACAAAATGTTCGTCCACCATTACAAAATTAGACAGGTCTCTGGCGTATTCAATACTGTTTAAATCACGTTTTTCTCTGTAATATAAATCATGATTACCTGTTATAAAGTAAACAGTTTCAAATGCTTCATTTATTTTTTTAAGATCTCTGATAGTTGCATTCATTGTAGCAACATTAACACTTGCTCTGTGATGATGCCAGTCACCAAGGAATATACAAGTTTCTGCATTTCTGGCTTTTGCTTCTGCAATAAACCAGTCAACATATCTCTCACAATCCTGTAAGTGTAAACGACTGTTCTGTTTTAATCCGTAATGTATGTCCGTAAAACAGGCCGCTGTCTTAAACAACTGACTCATAAATTATTCTGGGTTTGATTCATTTTGTGCAGATTCTCTAATGGCTCTCATTTCTTCTTCGTGCCTTATTTGTCTGCCATAACTTGGTAAATGTCCAGAGTCTATTAAAATATCGTCTCTGATTGTTTGGTTCCTTTTTTCCATATTAAGAACTCTTGTAAAACTATTATTAACCGCCGCAGTATAGTATGCAAATGGATTATCTGATTTTGCTTCGTTAAATTGCAATCCAATTTGTGCTAATTGAAGAATTGCTTGTCCTCGCATTTCGTCAACATAAGTATATCCACGCCAATTAGATCTATGACTATATCTTTCAACTAGTTTTAAAAACATGATTCCTAATTTATTTGTTAGGGTTCCATGAGAAACACTAAAGTGCCCATTACTTAAACTGCCCTCCCAATGGCTTCTAGCAACTTCTTTAAGTTCATCATTTATATAAGCATAATGTTTATATGCAGGGAAGTTTACTCTTTCTTTGGTTTCTGCTTCGTTTTTGGGATTTTTCTTTCTGCCTGGGGCATCTGGAATATGATCATATGTCATAACCCTAAATACTAAATCCTCTAAGGGTATCTCTTTAGGGTCTACAGCAAATTCTTTTTGTTTGGGTTTATTTTTATAATCCTTAACATCATGTGTTGCCATTGCGGCCTGATACCCATCATATTGTATCCTAGCGGCCCTGTTTTCTCTGGCTAATTTTATGCTGTTTCTATTGATTTTTTTGACATCTTCTAATATGATATCAAATATAGAATATTTTTCGTCTGCAAGATAGCAAAAAGACATCTTGCTTTTGTGTATTTCTTTTAATATATCTCTATTATTAAGATAATTAACTTTTTTAGGCTGTGCCATTAACTCTCCTCAAAATTATCGTTCATTTATATTGTTAGTATTATACACAGTCTTTTGTGTATGTCAATTAGTATTTAGTAAAACTGGCAGATTAAAACTAGTTTTAATGAATACGATAAATATAAGCATGGAGATTTATAATGTCATTTTTTGAAAAATCAGTAAATAACTATCTAACTAAAAAAGCAGGCAAGGCTGTAAGTAAGTTAGACCCTAGAGTACAAAGTGTTCTCAATGCATTTTTGCCTGGATTAGCAGGTGGTATTGAAAATTATTCAGATAATACATTTTTTCAGGCTCAGCAATTAAACTCACAAGAATTATCAGATCAAGTCATAAATGCAGGACTTGTTCAAAACAAGTCTGCTCAAGGCGGTAGTGTACCAAGGTCTGACTGGAGAGCTAGATTGAGACCTAAAGACGGTGGTGCAGATGTAATTTACTCTGCTGATAATAATGGTCTATTAGAACCTTTAAGACGTGCTGGTGGCTTAGTTTGGCAAACAACACCAAACATCTTTATATCAGGTATCGTGGAATATGCAGAGCAACTTTTACATGGTATGAACTATCCAATATATTCATATAGTGCAACAAGACCGCCTATATTACCTGTTACAGCAGACTTTTATGCAAATGACATATATGATGCACAATATCTTTTGGCAGTATTTCATTTTTTAAGAACAGTTACAAAAAGTTATTTTGGTGACCAAACAGGACCAGATAAAAAAGGCACACCCCCACCGGTATTACTTTTTGAATACATGGGAGAGCATGGATTTAATAAAGTACCAGTAATTTTAAGAGACTACACAATACAGTTACCAGATGATGTTGATTATATTCCTGTAAAAACAAAAGTAGCAGGTAAAGATCAAACCACATACATGCCAGTTAGAATGAATATCAGTATTAACTTGGTACCAGCATTAACACCTAAGAAAGTTAGAGAGAAATTTAATGTTGAATCATTTAGAAATGGTAAACTTTATAAGGACGGATTTATTTAATGGCTACTTATACTAACGAATCATTTATTAAAAATTTTTCAGTCATGGAAGGAAAATTTTTGGATGTAAATAAGTTACCTACAATACAAGCATCACCTTATGATGAAGATTATGTAATACCTCAACAATATGATGAAAGGCCTGATCTTTTAGCATACCAATTATACGAAAGTTCTAGACTATGGTGGGTTTTTGCTATGAGAAATTTAGATGAAATACGTGACCCTATACGAGATTTCAAAGCAGGTAAAACAATCAAACTACCGGCAGAGAATATTGTATTAAGATTTAGAGGTAGATAATGTCCAATTACACACCTCCTAAATTTCAGCCATATGGATTAACCACAAACTTATTTAATTTAACCGAGATTGCACAAAAGGGCACACTAGGTGACTTCACAAATTATTATGATCAAATTATACAAAATGATAATAGAATAAAAGGCAATATAGGCAAAAGAAAGACTACTGCTGATGAACAAGCTCTGGGTAAGGGCGATGAGACTATAACATACGATGGAAATAAACTGGACCTTGTAGGAAATGGTCTACTTACCACAGAAGAACGTGCAGAATTAGATAGACTATTTGAACAAAGAAAAGAAGGCCCGATTAGTAATATCGCTGACGAAACACTTAAAAAATTAGGTCTTGACCCCACCGACGCAAGTAAGACCTTTAGGGATTCACTATACCTTGATCATCCTGTAGCCGGCAATATTTTAGATAATTTTGATGTATCAACATACAAACTTAGATTATTCATGAAGAAGAAAGATGCCGCGGCAATCGAACAAAATAATTTAATAGAAAGACAAAAATCACAACAAGAGCGAGAAAACGAATATGGCAGAGAGGAATTTGATGTAAAACGTACCACACCTGATCCCAGAGATATAGTAATTATTGCAGAAACTGGAAGTACGGATATCAATATAGATAATCTCAGTATATTAAATTTCCCAGATAAAGCGGCTCAGGTTAAATTTACATTAACAGAAGCAGGCGCAGTAACATTATTAGACAGACTTTCGGCAACAAAATCTTTTTGTGGATATGAAGCGACGGAGTTGCCTTTAATTTTAGAAATAGAATTCAAAGGATATGTAGGACAAGATGCGAACTCTAATGAAGACGGTGGTGGCTCACCTATTGTTATAAAAGGCCCTTTCTTTTTTCAACTAGGTGCTGTAACATATACTATGGAAATTACACCGGAAGGAGGTATATATGATTTTACAGCAACACCAAATAATGACATAGCATTATTTGACCAAAACTACAGAATACCCAAACAATTAAAAATCACAGGTACAACATTAAGAACATTACTAAACGACGGTGATGGAAGTTTGCAATCAGTATGGAATGCAAAACTTAAAGAAAATGCAGAAAAGGATGGAACTGTAGCAGATGAAGTTATAATAAATGTAGATAATTTAATACAAAATTCTGCTAGTAGGACACCAACTATAGACGGTGTTCACAAAGAGGTTCAAGTTACAAGCGATGAATATGAAGGCGATGAACATTTATTACAAGACAAATTATTTCATAGTATAGCACTTAAAGAAGAATTTGCTCAAAGATTTCCAGGAGGAACATTTACTGTTGGAGGCGATGAAGAAGAAAATCAGCAAATTACAGATGACACAGGAGACGGACCATCATTAGAATTAGAGTCGAATCCAACCAGCGTTTTTTTAAATCCGGAGACCACAGGCGCTTTGGCTATTCCTCGTACACAAGGGGTAATAATTAATTTTCCTGAAAAAGAAAGTTTTGAAGATATTTTAGCAACAATTTTATCACTAAGTGAAGATCTATTTAAAAAAGCAACCAGAATGACAGATCCAAATGATCCAAGAAGTAGTGTTGAATTAGATCAGGCTTTTATTAGTTGGTATAAAATTAATACAAAAGTAATTATAGATTATAATAAACTTGATACAAAACGCAATGAATATAAAAGAATTTTTATATTTGAACCTGTGCTTACAAGAGAAAGCCGTACAGACGTAGGCGTTTCTATGAATGAACTTAATGCTGGTCAAAATTTACAATTGGAAAACGTAAAGAAACGAATTAATGATCTTAAAATATACAAAGAATATTATTATATGTTTACAGGTAAAAACGATCAAGTTATAGATTTAAATTTACGTTTTGATGAGGCATTTGTTCTTACATCTCCTTATTACGGAGAGGGAAGTTTTGCAGATCAAGCCGCAATGGCTACAGCAACATCACTAACTGAGGACGAAGCCTCTGAAAATGTTCAAGATAAGGCTCCTGTTGTAGAAAAACAAAAGAAAGAATCTAAAAAGCAAGGTATATTAGCAGGTCTTACTGATTTAAAAAACAAATTTGATGAGCAAAGAAAAGGGTATGAATTTAGTAATATTTTAGGACAGTTTGGTGAATATGTTGGGTTCACTGATGCAGAAATTAAAGAAATTGAAAACGACATTAACGGCACAAAAGCTCAACAATTAGCAGAAAGTTTAGCAGATGAACAGATAAGTTCTGCATTAGCAAGTAACGAACTTGTTAAAAAAGTAACAGCACCTCAGGAGGGGTCTCCCACTGATGGTGACGAATTTGATGATGACCTTTCCTATAATGACAAGGGGTATATAGACTTTTTGTATTCTTCTGAACTTATTAAAGGTTTAGAGGGTGACGGGTCTGATCAAGATGCTATACGAGATGAACAAATTGCTAAAAATGTTGTATTAGCAAATGTTAGAAATAAAACTGCGGTTAAATCAGTAGAACCCGGCGATAAAACTACAAATGCTCCAGGAGAAAGGGGATCGTTTAGACCCAGTATGTTTTCTCATTTAATGGATGCTCACAGTAATAAAACAAAAAGTACATTAGAAATTAATATGACTGTTAGGGGAGATCCTTGGTGGATAGGAAATAATAATTTATATGATGATGCAGTAGGAAGTATAAACGAAAACACTAGTATTAATGTCAAACCAGAAAAACATCTAACAACAAATTTATTTGGTATGTCTTACGATGATTCAGACACAGATTTTTTACTTGTTTTAGAGAGTCCAAGAAAATTAGATTTTAATATAGACGATGAAGACCAAAATACAGGATTATATGATTTTTCTGGGATAAATTATACTATGAGTGGTGTTTATCAGTGTTTAAAAACAACCTTAAATTTCAGTAATGGATTATTTACATGCGACTTACATGCTAAGAAAAATAACGCATACGAAATGTCTATGTTAGAACAAATTAAACAGGAAATTAACACACAGTTTGAAGAAAGAAGAGGTGACGTGGCTCGTGAAGGTGTAATAGATGAAGTACTTAATAGCAATATTGGTCCTGACGGTGTACCATTGTCATAGAGATAATAGATGGATAGTAGTAAACAGTCAACAAATAATCCGATTAATAGGAAACAACTAAGAACTAGTAAAAGAGCAGGCATTTATCTGGGCGAAGTAATGGCTACAACAGACATTACCAAAACAGGTACACTTACAGTATTCATCGCCTCCCTAGCAAAAAATAAAGAAGATAAAAACGGATACTTTGAATGTATTTGGAGCTCACCGTTTGCAGGTGGAACAAATTATGCGGCAATCCAGGTTAATGATACGAAATCATTTATAGGCACACAAAAATCTTATGGTATGTGGATGGTACCGCCCGATAAAGGTAATATTGTACTTGTTGCTTTTGGTGACGGCAATATGAAATATCCTTTCATTATTAGTTGTTTATACCCACATAGAGCAAATCACATGATACCAGGCATACCTGGTAGTGTCAGAAATTACGGTGCATTAGGGAACAACTTACCTGTAGCAGAAAAAAATAAATTTGACCCCATGCCAGAAGATGGTACTGATATTTTAAGGCCAGTGCATGACGATTTAGCAGAAACAATCACAAAACAGGGTCTCATAAACGACACAATAAGAGGTGCATCATCTAGTGGTGCAAAAAGAGAATCACCAAGTGAAGTATTTGGTATTTTAACACCCGGTCCTAAAGACACCAAAAATGACGGTCATAGACACACTGGTCACCAGTTTATAATGGACGACAATCTTAACAGTAGAAATATAAGATTAAGAACGGGCGGTGGTAATCAGTTATTATTAGACGATACAACTGGCACAGTTTATATCATTAACAAAAGCGGTAGAGCCTGGGTTGAATTGGGTGCAGACGGGTCTATAAATTTATACGGTGAAAGATCTTTTAATGTAAGAACTAAAGGAGATTTTAACCTACGTGCAGATAAAGATATAAAAATAGAGGCAGGTGGCGACGTAAAAATAAAAGCCGCAGGAGACACACTTGGGGATAAAAATGTTGGTATACCTAAAAAAGGAATACCTTTACCAGGTGGTCCTCTTGGATACGGCGGACATATAAGATTAGAGAGTGTAGGTGAATTTACAGCACATGCTGGTACAGGAACAAAACTCACATCCAAAGACGGCGACTTTGATATAAATGCGGCAGGCATGATCAGGCAGTCAGGGCTAAAATATGATTTAGATGTTGGAGTAGGAGGAATCTCTGTGGGCACACAGGGACAAATGTATATGAGCAGTCTTTTAGGTGCTACATTTAAAAGTGAAGTGGCGACAGCAGTACAAGGTCTCACAGTACTATTAAACAGTGGTCCTGGTGCGGCTCCTATTATTCCTGTAAAGGCACAGACAGCACCTGAATTAGAAGTACAAACACATGTAGATCAACCTAAAGATCAACCAGAATATGACAGAGACAGCGAACAAAAATTACCTGAAAACGGTGAACGTCCAGGCGGCCCCACAGAATTAGATTCTTTAGTTGGTGTCCTTGTAACTGCTGAACCTTGGGACGGACACGACATGCCAGACCTTATGACACATAGCAGTGAAGGTATGGTGGAAGATACTGAAGCGGACATAGACCCTGCGACACAGCCGGTAGCAGATGCCAATTCTCCTGAAGGGTATAAACAGGCAATTGAAGCAAGTTTATTAACCATAGAAAAAAGCAAGGCGGCATCTAAGGCCAAGGATCTTGCTAAAGGTGTTTCAGGAATATCAGATAAACTTGGTGGTATAACAGATAAAATCAGTGGACTGGGAGACAAGTTTGGAGGCCCTCTTAAAGACAAATTAAGTAACTTTAATATACCTGGTATGAAATACTTACAAAGTCTGCAAGGATTTTCTAATTATAGTGATATGCTAACTAAATTATTACCGCCTTTGAGATTCCCTACAACTAATGCATTTGCACAAAAAATTATAGGACAATCTAAAATACTCACAGAATTAGAAGCAAGATTTTCAGCAATGGGATTTGGTTTTGATGGTCTTCCTTTGGAGTTTCAAGATTTAGAAAATATTGCAAGTGGGAAACTTAATGCATTATCAGAATTAAAAGGCAAAGTAGACGGGGCAATAGGAGGAGTTTTTGCTAAAGCAGGTCTTCCAGGCGGTGGTTTAAAAGATCTTAGTAATCTATCTAATACATTACAAAATGAAGTTTCTGTAGACACATTACAAAATATTGTTAAAGATGCTAAAAAAGGAATTGGATAATGGCAAGTAATACAAATATAAAATTATTTAAAGACATAGTTGAGGGACTTTTAAAAGAAGGCATAGAACCAATTATAGATGGCCCAAGTATTATTTTAGTAGACAAAAAAGGAACAAAACTTGTTGATTTTTCTAACGGTCTAGGCCCAGTTGGAACTAATATGACAATTATATCACAGGCAGAGGAGGCATCAGTTGCTGTGAAAAAATTAATCAAGGTCAAAATAAGTGATTTTCAATTCATTTCTCTAGTAAGTTTGGCAATGCATATAGGACCAAAGAATTTTGCAAAAAGCACAATAGTAAGAGAACTTAATAAAGAATTTTACGAAAGAATACCCGGCTTGATTCAAAGATGGAGGAAAGGCCCTATAAATGATAATACTCCACCGCAGTATAAAAAAGAATATGCTGATAGAAGAAGATTTGAAGCAGAATTATTCACAACACCAGACTTTGTAAATTTTGATTATAAACCAAGTGAAGGCTCCAGTTTGACTTGGGCCCAATTAACAGCGAAATTAAAAAAATATAAAAAAGAAGCCTTAGCAGAATTAGAGGCTAAAAAATTCATTAATGATGACCCAGTGACTGGACAACCTGTAGAACCAGGCGATCTACCAGATAATCCGAATTACCCTATTTACTAAGTTTTAATTAACTTTTTAAGATCAGCATTCTCAACAAGCAATCTATATTTTTGCTCTTGCTCTTCTGCTACTGCTTTTTCCAATAATTCAATATGAGCTCTTAGAGCGGCACATTCATTATTTTTATCAACAAGCATTACTCTTAGTTCTTCTTCTAGGGTGTTGTTTAATGATATTTCCATTTTCTCCTCACTTGTATTTAATTAAAAAATACAAATTAGACACATTATACAGTCTTTTTACCCAATAGTCAATATCTTATTAAAACTATATTTAATTATTATGATAAATACTTGTATGGCAATGTTTAAAGGATTTAGTACAATAGATAAGGCAAGAGCGCCTTATACTCTTATAGATAAAGAACTTGTAAAAAGAGATCTTTTAAACCATTTTCATACACGCAAGGGCGAAAGATTAATGAGACCACAATTTGGGTCTATTATTTGGGATCTATTAATGAACCCAGAAGATGATCTTACAGAAGATTTAGTAAAAGAAGATATAGAACGAATTATAGATACAGACCCCAGAGTAGATTTAATAGATACCAGTATTTTTATTTTAGATCACACAATTAGAGCAGAGGTAACTTTGACCTATAGGGGAATAAACGATGAAGATATATTGTATTTAGAATTCGTAAACAAAGTATTAGACGAACAATAAAAATGGCATATTCAGAAAGACAAAATAATTTATTCGCGGCAGAAGATTGGAAAGTCGCATATAAAGCCTTCTCTAACATAGATTTTACATCTTATGATTTTGATACCATGAGATTGTCTATGGTAAATTACATAAGACAAAATTTTCCAGAAAATTTCAACGACTACATTGAGAGCTCAGAGTTTATAGCAATTATAGAATTACTTGCATATCTATCTCAATCATTGGCCTTTAGAATGGATTTAAACAGCAGGGAAAACTTTTTAGAAACTGCTGAACGAAGAGACTCAGTATTTAAACTTGCCAGAATGCTTGGATACAATCCAAGAAGAAACGTACCAGCAAGTGGATTAATGAAAATTACAGGCTTACGAACAAACGAGCCTTTAACAGATAGTCTCAATAGGAACCTTGCAAACAAGACAGTCTTTTGGGACGATGTAAACAATCCTGAAAGTTACGAACAATTTATTACTATTTTAAATAGCACATTTAGTAATACAAATAGATTCTCATATCCTATTAAATCAGGCAAAATTAGTAATATAAAAACTGAATTATATAGAATAACAAAACAAATTGGAACTACAAATGCTATTTCCATGCCACTAACTATAAACGGAGTACAACGTAATTTCGAAGCAGTAGATGGTGATTTTAATGACGGTGAATTTTTCTTTGAAAGACATCCTGACCCTCTTAACGATATGGGTGTTTTTTATAGAAACGACGGTAAAGGATTAAACAGTAGCAACACTGGTTTCTTTATGTTATTTAAACAAGGAAATTTGTCGTTCACAGATTTAAATTTTACAACTCCAATAGCAAACAGAGTAGCAGATATAAATCTAACTAACATAAATGAAACAGATTTATATGTACAAGAACTTACAGAAAACGGCGGCGTTTTAAATAAATGGACAAGGATACCTAATACAGTAGGGCAAACTCTTAACTTTAACAGCCAAGCATTAGGTTCTAGAAATCTATTTGCAACAGAAAATTTAAATAATGACGGAGTAAGAATAAAATTTCCAGACGGTAATTTTGGTAATATTCCGGTAGGTTCATTTAGAGTATGGCATAGAGCAAGTTCTGGTGATAGGTATTCTATTCAACCTGAGAATGCAAGAAATATTCCCATAGAAATACCATATGAAAACAAAAACGGTGGAAAATATATTCTAACAGTAATACTGAGTTTACAGACATCTGTAAATAATAGTTTACCTACCGAAACTCTTGCAAGTATTAAATCCAAAGCACCACAAACATATTACACACAAAATAGAATGGTGTCAGCACAGGATTATAATATTTTTCCATTTTCACAAAGCAGTAATATTAAAAAATTAAGAGCGGTTAATAAAACACATGCTGGGCATAGTAGATATATTGATATAAACGACCCAACAGGAACATTCCAAAATATAGAATTATTTGCTGATGACGGATACATATACAAACAAAAGAAAGATACATCATCTTCTGTAATTGTTAGTGCGAATAATACTGCTAATAATATTATTAAAAACACGATTCCTGATCTGTTAAGACAACAAAATGTCAATAATTTTATATATGATGGTGCTAGACGTGCCTGGATAGATTATAAAAGTGTTTCTTTTAATTTAGAAACATTAGATATAAAATGGAAACCACTACCGGTATCATCAGAAAGCTCAACAGGTTATATGACGGAAACCACAAGTGTTTCGTCCTCTGGCAGTGAACAAGTTTTAACAAATGTATATGAAACATTTAAACAAATACAAGAAAATAATTTTATAAAATTTGTTAATCCAAATGACCCAGCAGATTACAAATGGGTAAGAATCACTAAAGAAACCAATGCAGGTCTTTTAACAAGTGGATTAAGTACAAGTGTAGGTCCATGGACACTCAGTGAAGATGTTCCCTTAAATTGGACTGCACATGAAGTTATTGTTACATTAAGAAAAGAATTTGATAGTGCAGAAATATCTTCAATACAACAGCAGATAGAAGATAAGAAAACGTTTGGCATAGGATACATGTTGACTAATAAATCTACATCTCTTTTAGCAGATAAATGGTATGTAATAGAAAATGAAAATTTAGATAAAACAAGTCCATACAACGTATCCAATGCAGGTAGCACAACGGGCTCACCAATAGATGCAAGTTGGGTAGTATTATTTAATTACGTTCCAATAGATGATAATTCATACAAGTATGATGTATCCATACGAGGTGAACAATATATATTACAAAGTGCTAAAGATATAAAATTTTACAATATCAAAAATATAAAAGTTGTAGATTCTAATAATAAAGCAAACACAGATAAAATTACAATCACAACATTTAACGATAAACCCGGCAGTAGTGAAGTATTTAGATGGTACGACAGTACAGGTAATGGAATAGGCGATACCTGGTACAGTGAAGAGACTGCTTCTACTACCACACCAAACGGATTTGAAATAAATCTTCCATTAAGAACAAGAAATCAAAAATGGTATGATGTTGAATTTAACTGGGTCAGTAACTTTGGTATTTTAAAATCAGAGGGAGAATCCAATGTTTCAGTAATTACTGCAGAAAATGAATTTGTTCATGAAGCAGTAGTTCCAATTAATACATATTTTGATAACGGTGATGCGGCCGCACTTACACCAAATGTAACTATAGCAAATAATTTGGGTAGAGTAAATAGAGTACCTAGTAACGTAAATGTATCATTTAATAATGCAACATTCGGCTTTAATATTTTAGATGGGTCTGGAAATGTACATTACAAGCAATTAAATTCAGGCACAGGAGTCGTAGAATTTTATCAGGCAAATAATAGTGGAGCCACAAAAAGTTTTGGTACAGACGGAGCAACTTATAATGCTAGTGCAGATGGGCATTTAATACTAACAAGCTCAAATACATCCACACAATCAGGCACATTCCTATATGAAGATTTAGATAATAATAATCATCTTTTAGCACAAGATTCTACTGCTGTAACAAGTACAGATAAAATAAGATTGGATTATGTGAATTATAAAGAAAGATTAGACACTAACATAGATTGGCATATAGTTGATACTGTTATAGAAGATGACGGGTATACCGATAGATCTAAAGTTGTAATTGCGCCTTTTGATACTGATAACGATTTGATCCCGGATAGACCGTTACAATTTTATGAATTTGTTGATACTGATGACTTAGTTTATTTAGAAAAGTATTTAGACTTTGATGGTTATAGTTATGATGTCCCATCTTCAGGAAAAATTTTAGATTACCGTAAAGAAACATCTGTTAATTTGGACATAGGTTCAGATACAATAAGTCCTACATCTTATAGTGACCCAGTTGATATAAGTGGTAATGATATAGCATGGATATCAGTTGTAAGTAAATCTATATTAGAGAATGATTTAGAAAATGACAGTGGTAAACTTTCCGGTACAAAGGTATATGTTGAATCAGAAGATAAGGTATATTTACTCACACCTAATAGTACGAATACATTACAGATTAGAGGTGTTGTAACAACAGATTGTTCTGTAAGAAACGGTAGAGGGGAAACACAAAATACACTTTTACCAGTTAAAAATGCAATGATATTTAAATGGAATCATGTTGCTGATAAGAATGTAAGAATTGACCCCAGTATCAGCAATGTTGTAGAATTTTTAGTATTGACTGAAACATATAATGACCAAGTACAAAGGTACCTAAATGTTCCTGGAACTGCCTTCCCATTACCTCCAACAAGTAATGATCTTGCATTAGAATTTGCAGACCTAAATCAATTTAAAACAGCAAGTGATATACTAGTATATAAAAGCGGTAAATTTAAACTTTTATTTGGCAACGATGCAAGTCCGGAATTGAG